TATTAATACTAGTCCGTTAGATGCATACCCATTGCTGTCAATACTTAATAAAAACATAGTTCCTAGCAGTAAACTGAGATTTGAAGATTACTTTTTAAACACATTTATGATGCCTATACGGAAAGGAAGTTATATTAAAATAAAAGTTATTAATAAAAAGAATCCATATAAAAATGTTGAGATTTTGAAATCCCTTTTGGAGTTTTATACGTTTAGAAAAACTCAAGATGATGTAATTGGTTTTCCACCTACTATGATTTCAGAAAGATATGTAGAATTAGGAGATATGCAAAGAAGATTATATGATAGTATTCAAAGTGAGGTTTATGACAAGATTGCTAAAGTTCCAGAGAAAGCATTAAATTTAGATAAGATAATTGTTAATACATTAAGATTAAAACAAGTACTTTCTCACCCATTACTTTTACAAGAAGACATGCCCTCAGCAAAATTTGAATACTTGGATATGTTATTGTCTGAAATTTTAGATGAAGATAAGAACCAAAAAGTTGTTGTATTCTCGTGCTTTAGAGACACACTAAATATGTTAACTGAAAAGTATGAGGATAAATATGGTGCTGTTATTTTTGCTGGAATAGATCATAGTTTGACTCAAGAACAGCGAGATAAAAATGAATCTGATTTTATTAATGATTTAAATACTAGGGTATTTTTTGCTAATTCCGCACTAGGTGTAGGTGCAAATTGGGGTATGGCTAGGACAGCAATTTTTCTAGATTTACCAAATTATCCTATTGAATGGAAACAATCTGTTGGTAGAATAACTAGAAGAGATTCTAAAGGTACTAGTGTAATAATCCCGTTATTGGGAGATAAAACAATAGACACATTTTTGTGGAAGAGTTTATTTAGTAAAATTAATTTATCAGACAATTTAATTCGTGCAGACAAGGAATTAGAATTTGATAAAGATGCTTTGTTGGGAAAGTTAAATGACTGAACAGAAGTTTCCATTTTCAATAGAATTTCAAAAGAAACTATTAAAATTAATGTTAACCGATGTTGAATTCTTTTTACGGTATCACAAGTGGCTAAAAAACTCATACTTTGATAATGAAATTCTCGAATGGATATTTAAGATGTTAATTACATATTATAATGAGTTTTCTAAACTTCCAAGTGAGTTAGTTTTTGTGGAGGAATTAAAGAAATTAAAAGATAAGGATCTATTACAATACGTAGGCGTATTAAAAGAAGTATTAACAATCGCCATTGAAGAACCTGAATTTATAGAGAACAAAATTGTTGAATTTACACAACGCAACATATTCGTAAGAAAAATTAAAGACATTATTAATTTGTATAATAATGGTGATTTTGATGAGGCTTTGAAAGAAACTGAAAGATGTATTGAAGAAACTAATAAAATTAAACAAGAAACAGAAGACAGAACATTTTTCTTTAAAGACTTTCAGGAACGGGTATTAAGACGATTTAAACAAATGGAAAGTGTGGAAAAATTTACAACTGGTATATTTTATTTGGATACTATTATTCATGGTGGATTAGGACGAGGGGAGTTAGGAATAATAGTTGCAGACGCTAAAGCTGGAAAGTCTATATTTTTGATTAATGTAGGTTCAAGTGTATTAAATGATCACGCTAATAATAATAAAAAAGTCAAAGTTTTACATATAAATTTAGAGGGAAAAGACGGTCAAGTTGAAGATCGTTTTGAATCTAGGTTATTAAACGAAGAATATAATAAAGTAAAAACTAATCAAATAGATTTTACTCGTATGATTAATTCATATAAAAGGCATTTTGAAGATAGTCTGATAATCAGAAATATGATAGATAAGTGGGATTACACTGTTTTAGATATTGAAGCTGAATTAAAAACTCTCAAAACAAAGGGGTTTATTCCCGATGTTTTAATCGTTGATTATGGTGATTTGCTTTCTCCAAGACTAGCATCGAAAGATAGTACATATTTAGCACAACAGGAAGTGTTTAGAGATTTAAAGACTATAGCTATAAAATATAACTGTGTTGTATGGACCGCCTCACAAGTTGCACGTCCTAGACCAGGGGACAACATTAATGACACTAATTTCTTTTGGACTAGGCATAATCTAGCTGATTGTTATGCTAAAGTTAGAGTTTGTGATTTGTTAGCAACAATTAATATTACTCCTGTTGAAAGATTACAAAATAAAGCTAGATTGTATTTAGACAGTTATAGAGACAGTGAATGTGGAGCTAAACTTAGTATTTCTACTAATTATAAGAATATGATGTTTTTCAATCCATCTAACCAAGAAATTAGTGATTCAATAAGGCCACAATTATAATGTATGTGGATAAGTATTTAGAAAATTTCAATATTGTTGAATTTTTAAATAATAATGGTTATAAAACTAAATTTATGGGTGGTGCTACTCAATATATAACTACATGTCCTTTTTGTGGTAAGGAAAGACATTTAGGAGTTAATCCTGAAAAAAAGACATTTGGATGCTATAAATGCAGAATTGGCGGTAGTTTTTTCAAATTAATACAACAAGTGTACGGCAAAGGCTTTAACGAAACATTAGAATTTATTAAAAGTGGACTTGATGACAGGAAATTTGACATATCTTTTTTAAACAATATGATAGACGAGGGTAGGCATATTGACTCATTAATATTAAATCTTAAACCCATTTCTTTGCCTGAAGGTTATATCCCTTTAAATGATAACAGAATTTCATATTTAGATAAACGTGGTGTAACTCAAGATCAAATAAGATATTATAGAATGGGAATTTGTACTACTGGGTTATATAAGAATAGATTAATAATTTGTGATGTTAATGAAAAGCAAGAGATTATTTATTGGATTGCTAGGGATATGACAGGAAGAGTTGCAAAACAAGATAAAGTTTGGAATCCCAATTCTGAGAAAGTTGGTGTAGGATCTTCTGATTTAATTTTCAATTTTTTCCTTGCTAAAAACTATTCTGTTGGTATAATAACAGAAGGTGTATTCGATGCCTTGTGGGTAGGTAACAATGGAATGGCTACCTATGGTAAAGGTTTGAAGCAAAATCATTTATATTGGATATTTAGGGCTGGGTTTGAAAAGATTGTTTTGTTATATGACGCTGATGTTATTTACAATGAATTGAGCGAGTGTGCTAGGAGATTGTCAATTTATACGAATGTGGCTATCTGTCAGTTAGAAAAAGGTGATCCAGACGAATATCCAAAAGACATATTAACAAGTTTGATTAATAATGCTCCATTATTTACTAATAGTAATTTGGATTTAAAAGGAATTAACATTTCTGAAACTTTCTAAAGATCAGAAGATAGCTTTTATTAAAAGTTCAGGAATGCAGTTTTATGAGCATCCAAATTTAGATTTAGAAAAACTTTACACTTTAGCATTGACTAAGGATTTGGTTAATGAGTCTTTGGGGTGTTTTGGTTACTTTGGTGGGGAAAGTGATCCTATATGTAAGTCATGTTATTTGGGGATTAATCAAACTTGTCAGAATTATAAAGTTTATTTGGAATGGTTACAGAATCTAGAATCTTATACAGAAAACACGGTTAAAGTTTGTGTTTTTGAGGGAATAGATATGTCGTTTGATACTGAGTCAAAAACAACCATTTTAAACAAATTAAAATTTAGACCATCTTCTACTTATTATAAAATTGCTAGTCTTATATTAGATTCTAACAATAAACCCTATGGAGACGTTATGAATGATATTGTTAATATAATCCCCAATAAATCTATACTTACAGCAAGAGTTAGATTTTCACATGTTAAAAAAAGATTTAAAGCTAACGCTGATTTGGATTTGAAAGTTGTAACTCAGAAGTTTTTATCAATTTGTAAGTTTATAAAGGAAGTTTAAATGGATTTACAGACAATTGATAATGTAGTAACAGATATTGATTGGAATACTTTTGATGTTAAAACTTGTATTCGGTGTAAACTTTGTAAGTCAAGAATCAATGTTGTTCCTAATAAAGTAATCAAAAATTGTAAGATAATGTTTATCGCTGAAGCTCCCGGTCAAGACGAGGATAGAGCGGGATTTGAGCCTCTTATTGGCCCTAGTGGTCAATTGTTTAATCAAATATTAATGCAAGTTGGAATAAATAGATTTGAATGTAGCATCGCCAATGTGGTAATGTGTAGACCACCTGAAAATCGTCCACCAGAAAAAGACGAAATTGCTGCATGTTTTGATATGTTAGATCATTCAATTAAAGAAGCTAATCCAGAAATTATTGTGCCTCTTGGTAATATAGCTTTGAAACGAATAGCAAAAGTAAGTGGAATTACTAAATATAATGGAAAGATAATTGAGCATAACAACTATCCCGGTATTAAAATTATTCCATGCGTTCATCCAGCATTTGCATTACGTGATCCTAAGAACATAGAATTACTAAAATTTGGTTTAACCAAAGTTAAACAGGTTGCAGACAATACTTTTCAATTACAAAAAAGTGCTGTTACTTACGTTGATACTTATGAAAAATTTAATGAAATGCTTAAGGATCTTAATTCTAAACTTTATTTTGCTGTAGATATTGAAACTTCTTCTTTACATAATTGGAAGGATGATTATATAATTTGTTTGTCATTTTCAAATT